ATAGAAGAGAAGGGCCGCTTGTCCATAACCTCGTACCAGCCTTGCTGGGTTAGAACAAATCTAAATTAGAAAGGGGACCAAATCCCATGAGTGAATTGACAGACGAAGACAAAGCTAAGCTAGTTGCTGGCGAAGTAGATGAGGAAACTCAAGACGAAAACGCCAAAGATGATGCGAACGCAGAGGATGAGAAAGTCGAAGACGCAAACGATGAATCCAAAGAAGATCAACAATCTTCTGGCGATGATTCAGGCGGTGATGAATCTTCGGAAGGGGACCAAATCCAAGAAGAAGAAGAATCTACCGAGTCCTTTGAAAAGAAGTTTAGGCAAATTAAGGGGGATACCCCAGATGAGTATGCCAAAGGGTTAGAGAAGGCCTATGAAAATAGTACTTCTGAATTTATGAAGTTGCGAGAGCAATTTAATGAAGCCCAAGACCTCATCACCCGTGCTAAGGAAATTGTTGATGGCAAGAAAGATGTCAATACTGAAGAGTTTGATGTCTTGAAGGCGGTTAGCGAGCATCCAGCTATTAAACGGATTGAGGAACAGCAACAGCAACAGCTCGCCAAAGATTTTGCAGAGTTTCGTGAAAGCGTTGCGGATATTGATTTAGACAACGTTGAAAACTTTAAGAAATTTGAAGTAGCAGTAGCTAATGCAGGCAATACCATTCGTGCGACCGAGAACCGAGAACCGGAAAATAAGGAGATGTTTGAAAAAGCAGCCTTATTGTTGGGGTGGTCAGCCAATAAAGCTGATATGGTTAGCGACGCAGTTAAGTCTACTGCCAGCTCGGCTAAAACCAATAGTGGTAAAAAGCCAGCACCTAAGTCGGGTAGTGTATCCGATAAAGAAGTAGTAGTAGCACGACAATTTTTCCCTAATTTAACCGACACTGAAATTCGAGAGGAATTAGTAAAGTTTAAGAGTTAGTATAAGGAGTTTTTAATATGGCTGCTCGATTTTTAAGAACAGTCAATGGCAAGACCGATTATTCTACTGAGTCTTTTGCTGTAGCTAGTGGCGTAACCGTGACTAAGGGCGACTTTGTTTATTTCGCAAGTGGTCGCATCACGTCAGCTTCAGTTGCTGGACAACCCTTAATAGGTGTTGTTCTGGAAACTGCTACAGGGAATGCCGGTGGAACTGTCGAGGCACTTGTTTTGACTGACCCAGACGCTGTTTACCTTGTCGACAACGACAATGTAGGCACAACTTTTGCTGCTGCACACGTTGGTACTAAATTTGATTTAATAGGTGATACAGGTGCGCAGTTAATAGATACTTCATCAACTTCTGCAACAACTGGACAATTATTGTGCTTAGAGTACAATCCACAGGTCGACCCAGTTAAAAGTGATACCTCTCAAGGTGCTTTTAAAATTGCAGAACACGCTTATCTTCCACTAGGTGCCTAGTTCGGGAGAATTCGTTTAAATTGAAAAGGATTTGACTTATGGCAAGTGTAAGACCACAATGGCCTGATTTACTAGATCCATCATTTCGTAAAATTTATGGTGATGAAGTAAAACAGCTGCCTTCAATGGTAGAGTCTATCTTTAATACAGATAGCTCTTCAAAAAATATTGAAAAAGATAGCTCTGCTTCAGGACTATCTAAGATGGTAGAAAAAACCGAATCTGGTCCAACTACATTCGAAGATGAAAATCAGGGATATGATGTTACCTATACACACAAAACATGGGCTTTGGGTACATCAGTTTCTCAAGAAATGTGGGAAGATGATCAGTTTGGTGTAATGCGACGCAAACCCCGCAATATGGCGAATGCTAAAGTACGTACCAAGGAACAGCTAGGTGCTGACATTCTTAACTATGGCTTTACCGCTGGTGGCGGTGGTTCAGCTCCATTTACAGCAGGAGATGCGGTAGCATTATTTAGTGCTTCTCATCCTCGTACAGATGGTGGCGCAGTACAATCTAACTATGCTACTACCGACCTTAACGAAAACAGCTTAGAGGTTGCCCTCGTTGGTATGCGTCAAGTTGTAGACGATAAGGGTCAATTAATGCTCATTAAACCAGATACTTTACTAGTTGCGCCTGCTCAAGAGAAAGAAGCTCGTATTCTTCTTGAGAGCATCCAACGAACAGGTACTGCTAACAATGACATTAACCCCTATAAGGGGGCATTGAACCTAAAGGTTTGGGATTACCTCGGCTCTGCCGCCGGTGGGTCTGATACCGCATGGTTTGTGCTTGATAGCTCTCAACATATGCTTAATTGGTTTAACCGTAGTGACCGAGGCTTAGAAGGTCCCGATTGGGATTTTGTGAACAAGGTTGCTCGTTGGACAATTAATTGTCGTTGGAGTGTTGGTTTCTCGGGATGGAGAGGAACTTACGGATCTAAGGGTGATAACTCTTGATAGATCTCTAAATTAAATATGGTCCAGGTAGGGGGGAGCAGTTAGGCTCTCCTTACCCCTGGCAAGAAAGGTTTTTATATGATAGGGGATAGAACTTACCGATGGGCTTGGAGACAATCCACCGGTACTTTACGTTTTAAGAATATTTTGCAACATGTCACCGGCTATACTGAGACTCAGAAAAAAGTTTCAGCTGGTGCCACGACAGCAGTTTTGGGGGCTACGGCAACCAGCACATCTGCGACTACAATCAGTAGCGGCTTCACTAACCCGGACGTACCCCGTGTACTAACGGTTACTATGGGTGGCACGTCTGGTGATATTGCAACAGGTACAGTTGTTGTGACTGGCACTAATGTAGAAGGTGCTACTATCACGGACACCTATACTACTACGGCTAATACGGCTGAGACTCTAACCGGGACTAAGGCGTTTAAGACTGTCAGTAGTGTAGTGGTTAGTGCGCAAGATGGCGCAGGTGCTACAGTAGCTCTGGGGACAGCGGATGTTTTGGGGCTTAATCATAGATTAGTCCCTGGTAAGTCTAGTATTGTGGTAATCCAAGACACTGCTATTGATGGGGCTAACCCAACGATTCAGGCGGCTCCGTCCGGTAGTACAGTAGACGCCGAACAAGTTGAGTTAAATACTGTTACTCCAGCAACGGTACCTGACGGTTCGACATTTCTAACAGTCTTGTATTGGTATCATAAGGTTAATGTGGCTTCAGTTAACGACAACCCGGACTGGTCAACATCAACCAGTACCTCGAGTACAACAACTTCAACCAGTACCTCAAGTACTTCAACATCAACAAGTACCTCAAGTACATCAACAAGTACCTCAAGTACATCAACAAGTACCTCAAGTACATCAACATCAACCACAACGATTGCTTAGTAAGGAGTTTATATGGGACGTATATCAGGCGATAACAAGCATTTGGAACGACTTACTAGCTGTCGGTGGAGCTACGTTGGGGCTAGTACCACTAAAGTTGTCAGGGACCGAGCTGGAACACTTCAGAAAGTAGTATTAAATACTAATGGAGGAGTTGTTTTGGTCAGAAATGGTAGCGAAGTGATAGCAAGCATAGCAGCGGATGCCCCAGAATCTACTTATGAATACGGTATTTATTGTAATGATAGTATTGTGGTAGAGACTGGTGCAACCTGTAATGTGACGGTCGTTTTTAGCGACTAGAGGGTAGGGAGTTATCCACAGGAAAATGTGATTTAGCTCCCTATTTTTGTTGTCAAAATAATATTTATGGTATACATTAGCATTAATGAAAGTGCACATACTTACAAATTTCAGTGGTTATCTAAAGTCCTATAGCCCAATAATAGTTGTAGGGACACAAGTGCATATGTTAAGGCAGGCTGGCTACACGCCAGTCTTATTAGCTTCTGAGGGGTGGAATCCGCCAGAGGCTAGTGTCTTTAGCGATATAGAAACCATAAGGCTTCCTTCTGTTGCGGTCAGCAATGGGGCTGGAGTTGACGCCACCTTTGAGGAAGATATAGATAAGCTCTATGGGGAACTTGATAAAATACTGGGTGACGGTGATGTGGTATTGACCCATGACTTAATATTTTTGCCAGATTACGTAAAACACAATTTAGCGGCCAGGAAATTAGCTAAAGAGAGGCCAGGGATCCGCTGGGTTCACTGGATTCACTCAGCGACTAGTCCTCATACACTTATAAGGGAAAGAGAAATGTATGGAGACAAGTACAAAGAGTTGCTGAATGAGAAGTTCCCTAATTCAATTATCGCATTCCCTAATGCCTATGATATACCCAGGGTGGCCAAAAATTTTTCTTTTGAGGAAGATGAGATAGTTGAAGTCCCTCATTCAACTGTGCCTGTTGAAGGTATGCATCCTTTAGTATACAGGCTTTATTATGAAAAAAAATTGTGGGAATCAGATGTTCTGATGGTATACCCGTTACGGCTAGACAGGGGTAAGAATGCAGAGGTAAATATAAGGATTATGAAAGGGCTAAAAGATGCGGGAGTTAGCTCACATTTAATTTTTTGCGATTTTCAAAGTACCGGTGGCGACAAAGTAACTTACAGAGAGGAACTAAAAGGTCTTGCCGGCACCCTAGGGGTAAGTGACAGGGTGACGTTTTTGAGCGAGTTTGACGAGTCGGCCAAGCTGGAAATATCTCACGAGATAATTTTGCAATTGTTTGAGCTTTCTAATGTATTTTGTTTGCCTAGCAAAAGTGAGACATATAGTTTGGTAGCTCAAGAAGCTATGCTAAAGGGTAATTTATGTATTTTAAATCATGATTTCGCCCCAATGAGACAGATATACGGAACAAATGCCATATACAGGCAATTCAGTGCTAACATAGCATTTGATGGGTATGACGGTGAGATAAATACGGAGTATGGTGACATAAATCAATATTTCAAATCTATAGGGATAAACATAAAGTACTGGTTATCTCACGACAAGGTTTTAGCGGCTAAGACGTGGGTTAGGGTTAAGCGTAATCCGGAAGCGGTATTTAAAAATTATGTTGAGCCACTGTTGGTGGGGAGCAGGAATGATGACAGCGAAACAACCGAAGTTTAGCATCGTATTGCCCGTGTACTCCGAGATGGAGCCACTTCAGCACGGGGCTTCAGGGAGTCGACACTTTAGGGGGAAAACAGTTCAGAGAGCTATCAAGAGTGTCATTTCGCAACAATTTAAAGACTGGGAGTTGATACTGGTAAATGACGGTTGTGTAGACGGGGTGACGCCTAGTGTTCTAGAAGCGTTTGCTAGGGACGATCCTAGGATAAAAGTTTTTCACAGAGAAAATGGGAATAGGGCGATTGCCAGAAATCACGGGATGGATAGGGCTAAGGGTGAATGGATTTGCTGGCTTGATTCTGATGATGAATACTCAACTAATTATTTAAGAGAACTAGATAAAGCTATTAAAGATTTCCCTCAATATAAAATTTTTAATTTTGGCTCCATTATACATTGGCCAGACCACAATACATCTATTAGGGAGGTTTTTAGGCCTGAAGAAACCAAGAACGGGCATGTTTGGTTTAGGAGCGGACATATTGGGTGTGGCAGCTTTGTGTTTAAGAGGGAGCTATGGGTATCTAGTAAAAAATATAGGATCCCAGATGAGTCAAATCCATTTGAGTTCGCCTCCAAATCCAGGTTTGATATGCGTTTTTCTGAAGACGAGCCTGACGTAGAAGACCCAACTCAGGCTTTTACGGATGGAGTCAAGAGACAGGGATTGTCTTTGGGGAATCCTTGGGGGGACGATTTTTTGCAATTTTATTTATTAACTAGGGACAACAAGAGCAAGGCACTTGATGTTCTTATTTATGTGCAATATCCAAGAGGGCACGAGGAGGCTGCATACGATGTATTCGGCGAAATATACGATACCAACTGAGATACACTTAGTTTCTTGGCATCGTCCCGAGATGACTCAACTAGTGATAAAGGCTATCAGGCGAAATACTTTGCCGGGTACATATAATTTGGTAGTTTTAGATAACGGTTCTGACTCTGAAACAACTGATAGGTTAATTAAGCTACAGGATAATGACTATATTGATAATTTAATTTTACTACCAGAGAATAAGGGGTTAGAGTTCGCCAGAGATAAGTTACTAGAAGATTGTGATAGTGAATATATGGTTTGCTTGGATAATGACTGTGTCCCTCCCCCTATGTCAGACAAGGGAGCTGGGTTAGATTGGCTGACTAATTTAACCGATTTGATGAATAAATATGAGTCTTTTGGGGCTATAGCGGCGAGAACGCAAGTAATGATAGGAACGGGGAATATATTTGATGGAAAAGAGTCAGAAGAAATTGTTCAATTTGGACATCCAGGTGGAAGTTTCAGGATTATGCGAAGCAAAGCAGTTAAAGAAGTTGGTGGTTGGGACAGTCACTCGCCAGGTCGGGGTAGCGAAGAAAGGCTTATCTGCGGTAAGTTACGACAAGCTGGATGGGAAACTGGATTTGCCACTAAAGTTAAGTGTCTACATTTGTTTGGAAACAGATCCGCCAACACCGACAGGTGGGGGTATCCATCAGATTGGGTTCCATCCCAAACAGGGCACTCCGACATCTGGCACCCAGTGTTAGAGAACGGTGATAATTTTGAAGAGGTAATGGGTTATTGTGGTAAAAGATTGACAAAGGAGTATTTCGGTGGTAACTGTATTAATATCAAAAAATGATGAACCGAAGGTTTACGAATACACTAAGATTCTTCTAGAGAAGGAATCCTTCCCGTTGGGGTCTAGTGTCGCCCTAGTGGATAACTGGGCACAAGGGCTGGAGGATTGTAAAACTGAATATGTCTGTTTTGTTGAGCCAGATTGCTTAGTCAGTTCAGGGTATTTTAGCTCTTTAGCGGGGTTGGTTAAATCTAACCCAAAATATACTAAGTTGGCCATGCTCTCTTCGGCTACAGCGGTTAAGTATTGGCCGAATAGATTTTTTGGGTATGAATATGACGGTTGTAAGTTGGCTCCTGTTAAGAATAAAAAGTCCAACTCTTTTTACAGGGTTAGGGTCGGCTATGCCCCAGGGGCTTTAATTCGCACTAGTATAATTAAGGAAGTTGTTAAGAAAAATAAAAATATTCTTGATGATTTTGATTTGGTTAAGATGTCGGTGGGTTTGTCATTGGCATTTTGGAGTAGGGGTGATGGTTGTCCGGTGTACGTTAACCCAATTACGACTTACGTAACTAATTGTGAGGATGTAGGAGTAGACAACGAGATTAAGAGAGAGTTTGCTGATTTAGTTAAGATGTTTGAGAGGGAGTTAATTTAATGGCTTATGATGGGTTAAAACGAGGATATTGGCAGGCTAAGGATAACTGGCCTCATCAATTTACTAAGAATGGTAGGGAAAAACCTGGTTTTAGTGGGGAGATATGGCAACCCATGATATGTGTTCATTGCCACAAAGAGTATACACAGGGGCTACAGCCTAGACCATTGGGGCGTTGCCCAGCACGTTATGACAGGAAAGAAAAAAAGAGGTTAAGAAATGGCTGATAATTATTGGGATGATTTAATGGCTACAGACGAGGGGGCAGCTCAGTACATGTTAACTTATGGTGAAGGGCCTGGGAGTGACACCCGAAAATTGATAGGGCAGTTTATAAACGATGATGAGAGTGTACTGGATGTTGGTTGCGGCCCAGGGTGGAATTATGAACATTTTGTACAGTACGGCCCAGATGTTAAGAGATATGTGGGGGTAGATTATTCTAAACGATTTATTAGGGTGTGCAAAAAAAGGCAACCAGATATTGAATGGGTAGTGGGTGATTGTCGTGATATCCAATTTGACGAAGATTCTTTTGATGTGGTTATATTGCAGGATTGCTTAGAGCATACTAGTGGGTATGAAATACCCTTAAAAGAGGCTTTGAGGGTGGCTCGGAAGAGGGTTATTGTCACATTTTGGAAAGCGAGTTTTATGGACGACAATGAGAGTGAAGATAAAATTAATGACGATGGTAATGATGGGTATGGGGCAACCTATAACAGAGACAGGTTTGAGAAATATTTAGATGATTTGGGGGTGGAGTGGTGGACGGACACTACTAAGCCTGGTGCGAATCGCTGGCATCGTATTTATATACTGGAGGTTAATGATGAGATTGAGTAATAAGGGCAGAAATGATGTTGCGAATACTAGAAGTCTTGTAATAGGGCTGGGTGAAATTGGGCAGGCCGTCAGGAACGTGATAGGGGTTACTAACGTTGTTTACGAGGTTGATATAAATAGGAAGAATTTTAAAATCCCAGATGTTGATGTTATGCATGTGTGTTTCCCGTACACTGATAAATTTTTAGACGAGGTCAATAGTTATGTAGTTAAATATGAGCCTAAGTATGTTGTTATTTGGTCAACCGTGCCCATTGGTACGACCAAGAAGGTAGAGGCTTCGGCTGTGCATTCTCCTGTCGAGGGTAGACACCCGTTATTAACTAAGAGCATTGTTTTGTTCCCAAGATGGTTCGGTTATAACGATGAATTTAGTAAACTGTATTTTGAGGAGTATTTTAAGGACGTGGGGCTGAATATTAAACCAATAGAGAACACAGATGTGACAGAGGCTCAAAAGTTATTAAGCACTACTAGGTATGCAGTGAACTTGTTGTGGGCAGATTATGAAAAGAAAGTTATGGATTCGTTAGGGGAAGACTACGGGGCGTTAAACGAGTTTAACGTGGACTATAATAAACTTTATTCTAGTTTAGGCTTGACGT